TCCGCCTAATGCAAAGAATCCTGTATTTATAGATATTCTGAAGAATGTATATACCACAATTCCTAAACCACCTAAAAATATGATTCCAGTTAAATTTGCCAATAAAAAAAGACCTATCGATTTTATAAAGTCATTAATCTTGTTGATATTCACTTGTTCACCTCTCTAAAACCCAAAATCATCACTAAGGATGTATTCTTCAATCTGTTTTATGTCCATTCCTTGATATTCATAGTCTTTAGCTTCCGAAAACCCTGTAATTACTGCAACAATGGGGTCAATCTTTTCACGGTTTTTCTGCTTATCTAACATCATATTTGCGTTATTATCATATTTAATCACCGCATTATTGACCGCTATGTTTAATAATGGATTGTTGCTATGTTGTATTTTTCTTTCATACACGTTAAACCTAAATTGCTTAATTGGTTCGGATAAATACTTATAGTTTTGAGGAACTTCTACAAATGGAATATCCAAATCAGGATAATGTTTTTCCCACTCACTTATAAAATTAGCGATATGCCAGCTATCATAACAAAAAGCCTGTACATTTAAGTTGTTTTTAATGATTAAATTAGCAGCATAATGGACAACTTGAGTAATATTGATAAATCCACTCTTTAAATCTGTTTTAGTCGCATAACCTTTATTGATTAACATTTCATAGTCAATCTTATCTCTTTGTGATTTCGCTACTAACCCTTCAACAGTGGCAACAAATGAATGGCCATCAATGTAAAATTTATTATCTTTTAATGGATATATCTCGTACAGTGCTGTTAAATCTCCTGTTCTTGATAAATCAAGGCCAAGAAACACATCACGACCATAAGTATTAATCGGATCCGCTTCACACGCTTGCCACTCTTTGATAGGAAGAAATGAATTCTCACTACCTTGTTTCCACATGTTGAAATTCTTAACGATTAAGCCAAGTAAGTCATTCTTTGCGACCATTTCATTAAATCGCTCTCTTAAATTGCGCATGAGAGTCTTACGAATAGAATCAACTTCTAATAATGGGTTAGATTTTACCCATAGTTCCTCGTTATAAATTTCTTTTTCTTCATCTTGTTCATATACCAAAACAAAGTAGTTATCCTGATCAACTTCTTTATTAAGTATCTTTTCGCCATGCTTATACTCTTGCTCATACATTGGTGAATTAAGGTCAAAATATGCTGTTGATATAATTAACGTAAGCATATTAGGTTGAAGCATTGAACCACTTTCTAATACTTCCATCATTTCATTTGTCGTACTAGCTCCATATTCATCTAGTATAGATAAGGTTGGAGCAAGACCGTTTATATTACCTGTATCTTTAGATAAAGGCTTCAATACACTGTATGATGACTTTTGATTGATTTCGTTTCGCACTTTTCTTACGTCGTTACGGATTGCTTCTGATTTAGCTAACAAACCATCTAGCCTTTGCACAACCATATTAAATACAATAGATGCTTGTTCTCTTGATTGAGCTGTACAATATATTTGCCTGTTTTGAATAGGATACTTACCAGCTAGAAACTCAAATATAGCAACACCACTTATAAGTGCACTTTTCCCATTTTTACGTGCCATACTTATTAATGCTTTGTTAAATCGACGTAGATTATTATCTTCTTTGTGATACCAACCAAATAATGAGTAGACTATAAATTTTTGAAATTCTGCTAGTGGTACCATTTCACCAGTTGATATATCTGGTAGTATTTCCATAAACTTAACAGCGATCTCTGCACGATCTGGAAGATACACATAACCAAAGTCTTCTTTTTCCAAGTCTTCTAAATGTCGTCGACATGCTTTAATAACTTTTTTACCAGCGACAATATCGCCATTAACTATTTTTTTAGCGTATTGTGTGCCAGGATCATTGAAAGTCATTTCAATAAGTCCTTTTTATCTCCACAGTTATTACACGTACGTAAATGACCTAAAACAATTCCGTCATCAGTATGCGCTTTGACTTCCTCTAAATCTGCACTACCACATTGAGTACACATATTATCCGCAAAGGTTATTTCTATATTGTCATCATGAACAATTAATCCCTCTTTCATTTGTTCCTTAATTCGTTCTCTTACTTTATTTTGAACTTCAGTATTTGCGACTGTTTTTATTCTTACAATCATCATTGCAATATCCTCCTTTATGCATAATAAAAAGACACCTACAATTAAGTAAGTGCCTTTGAGTTTATGGCTTCTTCCAGTTTGGATGTAACTCTTAACATATCTTGAAGCAGTTCATCTTTAGTTCTTTCGGTCCCATCGGGGTTGTGTGTTTGAATGCCGATATCTTCTAGCAGTTCCTTTGCTTCATCCAATCAAACCAACTCCTTCTGCATTCTTCCTTTCAATACATCCATCTTAGACTTTAATATCTTTTGCTTGTCTTTTATTGCGCCATCTATTTTATCAATTTCAACTTCGTACTCTTCATCAGTTATTTCTACGTTCACTAATCTTAAAGCGACATCATTTTTAGATTTTCTTATACTTTTTATTTCTCGTTGCAATTTTCTACATTCATGATCCGTTACAAAGCCTATATACTTCTTTTTGCATTTTGGGCAATTAAAATATGTTTCTTTAATACTAACTTGATGCGTTTTTATTTTCGGTTTTATCTTAAATAGATGATGACATTCATCACATGTAACCTTTTCGTTTTTCAATAGTATCACCCCTTCAACAACTTCAATACTTCATCCTCTTCTTTATCGTCTTCTGGAACAGCTAATTCCAAACGGCTATTAATCGTCATACCTAATTGATTAGCGATCATTCGTATTTCTTTAACGGTGGAAAGGTATTGATTGTAATCAGGGTTCGCTCTTCTGCTAGTTAGATTACCTTCACTGTCATAATAATTAATTGACGTACCATGCTTATCTATATCTGCTTGCAATCTTCTTTTATAAGCGTGCAGCTGACAATATGATTCAATCATCTGTCGATCTAGTTCAGCTATAGGCAATTGTTGCAACAGCGGCATAATTCTTTTCCATTCTTCTTTACCGTAGTAATCTAAATGGCTTGGAATAGGTTTTACTTTGATTGCATCATAATTGTTGAGCGTTTCTTGCTTCGCTAATTCTCTAGCAATATGGTCTTTACCTTTTTTGTGTTTTTTTAGCTCTTCTTCTGTATATAAACCTCGTGAAGGCTTGCCCCTCATACAATCTCACCTCCTTTTATTCATTTTGACCATTTTTGATGTTTCAAAATCGCATATTTCAGAGAGAAAACTGCGCACCGTCCTACAGAAATTTATATACCAAGGGTTCTTTTCGGATGGGGGTCATATCCCATACTCCATTTTGTCTTCTTCCGTTTTCTTGTTGTGACATTCTGAACAAACTGCTTGTACATTATTCTTGTCTAACCGTAAATCCCATCTTACTTTAGTAGGTATAACGTGATCACCAATCGTCGCTTCTCTCACTCCACATATTTCACATATAAAGCCAGCGTTTAATAGTGTTTGATAACGTAATGTTCTCCACTCTTTTGTATCATAGAATCTTTTATACTTTCGACCTTCTTCTGTTGATGTTCTTATCTGTTCATATACTTTGTTGTTATGATTGTCATGATCTTTGCAGTATGTTTCGGCTATACTTATAAACTCTTTGCAACCAATCTTGTTACATCTTTTCTTTATGTTCATTAAACATCACCCTAGCCAAACCTTCTATGTCTTTGATGACTGCTTGATTAGTTTGTATGCGTTTGTTACATGGGTCGCATTGGATTAGGTTCATGCCATTCACTCCCCATTCATAAAGAGATCATCTCCGTTTTTTAGTATGTCACGATATTCTTCTCTGTCTTCTTCAAACAATTCTTTATCGTCCTCATACTTGCCTTTGATAGTCTTTGTAATTATGGCTGATGTCTTCATAGCTAATCCTTTTTCATATCCGTTCAACGATTCAAAGTTTTCTTCGTCCATTATATATTCATCCGTAAATCTAAATAGTCTATCAACATCTAATTCTTCTTCATCATATATATAATCTTCAATGTGCCATACGTCTGTTAGTGATTCTGTTGCTAATATAGCATCCATGTTTTCGTTTATACTTGTTGCCTCTTCTTCTCTTATGTCAACTTCTTCATCATCACTACCACAAGCCACCAAAAACATAGCAGCCACTAATAATATAAGTAACTTCTTCACAACTACCAACCCCCTAATATTAATTATATTATCGGTCAATTGGTAATATTTATCAATAGATGTCGGTATATATCCTTCTACCCATACAAACTTCGTATGACAACCGTATGACAAAATTACAACAACACTAATTGTTTACGTTTGTTTTTAACCGACTCAACCTTTTCTTTTGCTCTATTAATATAAATCTGTACTGATGATTTACTTATCTGTAATGTATCGGCAACCTCTTGCATACTTTTATCTTCTGCTATGTGTAGGATAAAACAATCCCTTTCTCTATCTGTCCACGTATCAAATAACATATAAATGACATTCTTTTGTTCTTTTGTTAAGTTTAATGGTTCTCTTTCATCTCTTAGTTGATCTGTAATATCTGGAAGTATTTCCATACTGGGTAAATATTTGATGTGATAAGCATTCTTTATATTTGTTCCTTGTAATTCTTCTGGATTACTACCCTTCTCTATCCAATCGATTATGAATGTCACATCTCGTATCATGCTATTTATTAATGACTTATCTTCTTTATCATTTTCACTACTAGTAAGGTTTTCAATCATACGATTCAACTCTTTTCTAGCAACCTTATATTGATTTAATAAAGTTATCAAAAGGATTCACTCCCATGCTATAATGTAGTTAGGTGTTTAACTAGGAGTGATCCTAGTTTTTTT